ATAGGACATTTCGTTACAATGAGTCCAATCCCAAATCTCAGTGCCCATTTTAATGAGCCTCCAGATATTGCAGTTATTGCTGAATTTTTGCGTGAACAAAAAGATCCGGTGGCAAGATTTCATATCAGAAATGGTGCCAGTTTGCTTAGAATTATACCCAATGCCGACGTTAGTGACAAAAGAAAAACACAAAGTTTTTGTATAATGGTTAACTATGACTATACTTCAAATGTGATCACCTGTTAATTTGGGTAAATAACACATATACTTTTAGTTGATTGTTTAATATCAACTCCATTATAATATGAGAGCATTGGAATTTATTTTTGAGAGTGGAAAACGTCTAGTCAAAGCCGGCGTCACTATTTCACGGGTAAACAAACAGGATTTTTTGTTGGCCAAGAAGTCAATTAATCCAGTACTAAAAAAGGCCGGAATAGATGCTGGTTGGACTGCTGGTGGTGCCGGCAGTTTTGATCCAGAACACGATTATGGGGGTGGTGGTAGAGAGGATAGTGGTGATATTGATATCATGATAGATCCACAGGAATTGTTGGAAAAATTTCCAAAAGACATAGAACAATATGTTAAAGAATATAACCAAGCTGCTGAAAAATCTGGAAATAAAAAAATTGGCCCGAAGGCATTAGCTAATGCTTTAACTAATCCACAAAAAACAATTGAATATCAATGGAATGCCACTAAGTGGGCATTGGCGGAATATATGACCAAAAATGGATTTCCAACTGATCCCGGAACATTAACAGTTCAATATTCTAAAGATTCCAAAAACTTTTCAATAGATTTGATACCTAGACCTAGAAACGCTTGGTCATTACATACACATGATTTTACTAAAGATCCAGGTATGCGTGGTGGGGACTTGTGGGTCAACATATACCCTTTATTAACTAAAATTAGTAGTAATACTACATTCGTTGATCCAAAAACAGGTGAGGAAAAAGGCAACTTACAATACAGTCCAGATAGAGGGTTAGTAGACAGAACCACCAATCAGGTAGTTGCAATAAACAAAAACGAAATTGCTAAAATACTGATTGGTCCGGAGGCCACTGCTAGAGATATATCTAGTGTTTCTGGAATTAAAATGGCCCTTCAAAAGCATCCTGAAAAATGGGCTCAAGTTAAACAACTATTTGTCTGATCACACAATAAATATAATACCATGTATCTATTTGAACTATTTTCACCTACTAAAAAAGAAATAATGGAGGGCATTGACCACCCAGAGGATCTTATTATTAGTCAAGGAAGCATGGGTGCCGATAGAGTCTTGTCTGACTTGTCTAAATTAGAAAAAGATCCTAGCACGGTGAGTATCAAGTGGGACGGATTTCCGGCAGTAGTATTCGGAAGAGATAGTGCTGGAGATTTGGTATTCATGGATAAGCATATGTACGAAAAAGTTGTTGATGGCAAAATCAAATTCACAACAATTAAAAATTATGATCTGAGTCGCAATGCAAATCGCAATGATCTTTGGGATAAGGAAAGCATATTGCGTCCAGCATTGGAAAAAGCTGTTCCCAATGTTCGTGATCGATTTTGGATGGGAGATTTAATGTGGTCCGGAACACCAAAAACAGAAAACGGATACTTTGTTTTTAAACCTAATACTGTTGAATATCGTGTCAAAATTGATGATACACCTGGTAGAGGAAATACACTCAGTGATAAGATTGCACGAAGCATTGGCGGAATAGCTATACATACATTTATCCCAGGACTGGGACAAGCAGATCAACCATTGGTTGGTTTCAAGGGATTGGACGAAGATGCTGGTATTACTTTTATGGTTGGAGAAATGCAAGATAAACCCAGGGTGTCAGTAAACAAACAATTACTAACATCTGCCAAAAAAACTATCGATGCAAATAAAGATATTGTTGATCAATTTATTAAAGACTTAACAACATTAAAAAGTAAAAGTGTTATATCATCCATGGGGCCGTTTATAACACGTATGTTAGAAGATGATGATATACAAAATAACATAGTACCAAGATTTTTAGATTTTCTTAAAGAAAGACTAAACCCTAATGCTGCACAAAAAATGTTGGGGACAAATAAAGATGGTTGGCTTTATCTGGACATGGGCGAACCCAACCCAAATGATCCTGTGAATGGTCGAGGTGGTGCTGCTGGTCTATTGGGCATTTGGACCATGTGGGCAACAATAACTGAATTAAAAATACACATTAAGCAACAAATAGATACCCAGCAACAAGGCAGCGAAATCATTGCTATAACCGACGGTTTAAATGCTCATGAAGGATATGTATTTGGTGCTGGTAAAGATAAGCTAAAATTAATTGATAGGTTAGGTTTCAGTCGAGCTAATTTTGCCAAACATCGAGTACCTGAACAAGAGATTTCTCAAAAAAGTTCCATGCCATTGGCAGCATTTTGTTTTGGTCGCATGAATCCTCCGACATTGGGTCATGGTTTAGTAATGCAAAAAACTATTGATGTTGGTGGTGCTAATTCTTTTATATTTTTAAGTAATAGTGTGGGCGACGATGACCCACTAAACCCCAATATAAAATCTCAATTTATAGCCGAAATTTATCCTAAATTTGCTAAACATATTGTTACAGACTATGTACAAGGCCCAATATATGCGGCCAATTGGCTTTATTCAAAAGGTTTCAGAAACATGGCATTTATAGCCGGTAGTGACAGATTGGGTAAAGAAAAAGGCAGTATTGAAAAATTGCTAAATTCTTGGAATAGTGGGCCTATTAGGTCATCAGACCCTTCAGGAGCAAGAGAACATGTAGTAATACAGTTTGTGAGCAGTGGAGACCGAGACCCAGATGCCGTTGGCATTGCGGGCTATAGTGGGACTAAGGCAAGATCGGCAGCCGAAATGGGCGACGAACAGTTGTTTCAACAATATACAGGGGTTAGCAGTGATGTATTGGTTGCCGGAAAAACGTTATACCAATCAACTAGAGAAGGCATGGGAATTAAAAATCAAAACGATATACAAAGCCCAATAAGTCAAAAATCTTAATAAATAATTGATGCCAAAATCAGTTACATATAATTTGCCACCCTATGTCGCTCTAATAGACAACCCACATTATAATGGAAGTCAATCCATATTGAATGGTAGTGATCTAAGCAATTTATATGCCCCTTATAAATTAAAATCTTTGGGTAATTATCCTTTAGGATCATACACAATATCGGTTCCTGGAAATGAATATTATTCTGGAACATTTTTAGCTATAAGAACAACTAATACTTCCATCACATTAGAATATCCAAATTTGATAGGTCCATACCCCACTAAAACATATGACACTTTTATGGATGTGAATTCTTATTCATTTGCATATAAAAAATATCCGTTGAGTAGGTTATATGGCGGATTTGCGCCATTTGAAAAATATTACGATTCGTTAGTTTATGATTTTGATACCAACGGTTGGAAAAATAGTGTATCTTTTGTTCAATATCATGTTGTTAAGCAAATTTATTTTCAAGGAATAGTCCCAAATTCTTATTCATATGGTCATATAGTAGCACATTTTCCAGAATTACCATTTAATAAAAAACATTCCATTCCAGATCCAACAGGTTTCGACATCATACCATATAGTGAAAGGACTGCATTGGAAGGAAGATATTTTATTTTTATTAAAAAAAATATAGGATCAGATAAAATTGAATATAACTTTTACCCTCCCTTACCTAAAAATAAAAATATAGAAATTTGGTTGGAGCCAATCCAAGGAAGTAAATATCATCTTAATAGGGGTATTGAAAAAGGATCTGGTGTCAATTTAAATATAATTTATGGTGGGTTTGTTTGGAGTGATGGTGGATTTGGTTCGGGGATAGTATTGCCAGCAACAAGAAATCGCCTAAGTTCAAGACAACCAGCTTTAATGACAATGCCCGAAGGTAGTGATTATGGTGCATTTAGATTTTATTCTGGTAAACCTAGACTCAAGGATTTTGATCTTTATAAAACACTATCCATACCACCAACAGGCGTGGTAATAGAAAATGCCATACCTTGTAACTTTTCCTCATATTAAATATGAAAATCAACGAAGTAAATTTAATTAAGGGCAACGTAGAATATCACAAACAATTGAATAATCTTGTTTGGTTTGAAGATTCTATGAATCCAAAAGTTCGTAGAGCTTTGTTAAATATAGCTAAAATTTTTGTTG